GCGCGCCCAATGTCCGTCATGATTGAACTCCCCGTCATGACCTCATTCACATACAACGTCGGCGACTTTCGGATTCCCGTCCGAGTCTTGGCAGCCCCTCCAGGCAACCAGGACTCAGGCGACTATCTCATGACAACGGTAGACACCATCATGAACTCGCCCATCGCAGTCGTAGACGCCCGTCCGGGCAACGCGGTCTACGGTGGGCAAGACATACCCACATACGACCTCACGGTGGCAATCGCCGTGCGGAGAAACTAAGGAGCCACAATGGCAACAAGTACATTCCTCGCTAACGCGACTTGCAATATCACCCCCACAGGCGGAACCGTTTACGACGTATCCGATCAACTTTCGAAATGTGAAGTCACAGTTGGCTACGACATTTTGGATAGCACTTCGCTATCGGATTCTGGACATCAGGGAACAAATGGTCTCATGACCGTCTCGGTTAATCTTGACCTGTTCCTTTCATACGGAGTCGGCGAAGTAGAAACTCTTCTTGCAGCAATCGTCGCTGCAGGATCATGCACGATTGTCGTTTCACCATCTGGCACATCAGAGACCGCGTCAAACCCTGAGTACACGATTACGAAGGCCACGCTTGCAGGCGCACCTGTCATCATGTCAACTGTGGGCACCCTCGCCGTCGCAAGCATTTCGTTTGTCAATGGCACCTGGGTACGAGACATCACACCGTAAAAAAAGAAAGAGGGAAACATGAAAATCCAATTACAAGTCACACCAATAGACGGAGACCCGTATGAAGTCGAAACGAATCTTTTCGTTGTCGTCGCATGGGAGCGCAAGTTCAAGAAGCAAGCATCCAGTCTTGCTAACGGAATTGGCGCGGAGGATCTCGCATTCTTTGCATTTGAATCTGCTCGAGCTGCGGGAATCATCACCCCTCTGGCGTTTGATGACTTCATCAAGAAAACCAAGTCAATTGACGTCGTTGGGGGCGAACAAGCAGTCCCCACCGAGCCGGCAGTTTCCGCCGGTCTTTAGCAGAACTATTAGTCGAGACCGGATACTGGATTCCCGACATACCGTTCGACACGGACGACCTTTTCACGGCGTTCGATGTGTTGAACGAAAAACAGAAAGCACAGCGGTCTAGACGATGAGCACGAAGACAACTATTGAAGTCACAGGACTCAAGGAAGCCATTCGTTCACTCAACAAAGTTGAGCCTGGACTGCGCAAACAGTTTGTTCAAGATGCGACCCGCATTGCGCAACCTGCAATTCAAGAAGTGCAACGCGGTTACGAACGGGCGTACCTGTCAGGCATGGCGCGCAACTGGCAACAGGGCGGTTCAAAGAAATTCCCCTTTTCAGTTGCTCGAGCAATCTCAGGAGTCAAACTCAAAGTCGACGCCAGTCGCGAAGCAACGTCTCTGATCTACATCCAACAGATGAACGCAGGAGCAGCAATCTGGGAATCAGCAGGACGCAAAACCCGCAACGCACTTGGTGACAGCCTCGGCGATATTCCCCGCCCAAGTCACACTCGCAACCTTGGCCCTGGAGTCTTTCGCAAGCGCAAAGAGATTGAGCGTGAGATGCTAAACGCATCACTTGAGGCAATCTCAAGAGTCCAGAAAGAACTTAACTAATGGCACTTGCAATCCCAATCATTTCGACCTTTGACGGCAAGGGAATTACATCCGCCATCAACGAATTCAAAAATTTGGAGACCAATGGCGAGCGCGCGCATCTAGCAATCACGAAGGCAGCCCTGCCCGCAGCAGCTGCACTTGCTGGAGTCACAGCAGCACTTGGACTTGCAGTCAAGGCAGCAGCAGAAGATGCAGCAGCCCAACAAGCTCTCGCTAGTCAGATTCAACGCACCACGGGCGCAACAGATTCTCAAATCAAAGCCAACGAAGATTGGATTACAACTCAAGGCAAACTGCTCGGAGTAACAGACGACGAACTTCGTCCGGCACTTGCAGGACTCATCCGCGCAACTGGAGACATCACGGAAGCACAAAAGGCAGCATCCCTTGCTATGGACGTGGCGACCGCAAAGGGCGTCTCGCTCGAGACCGTGACCAAAACCCTTGAAAAAGCATACGGAGGCAACTTTACTGCCCTTGCAAAACTGTCCCCAGAACTTCGTGATCTAATCAAGTCTGGCGCATCGCTTGACGAAGTGACGCAGGCAATGGCAAAGACTTTTGGTGGCGCAGCATCAGATGCAGCAAATACCGCAGCAGGCAAATTTGCCAGAATGAAAATTGCCCTCGATGAGACAAAAGAGTCAATCGGCGCGGCACTCATGCCTGCCGTGGAAAAGATATTGCCAGTCCTTGTGACTTTCTCGCAATGGGCATCAGATCACCCAGGCGTGTTTTTGGCGATTGCAGCTGCAGTCACCGCCATTGCAGGAGCAATTGTGACGTACACCGCAGCAACCAAAATTGCAGTAGTTGCCAACGCACTCCTGGCGACATCATTCACCGCACTCCAAGTCGCTTCTGGACTTGTTGTCTTCACAGCAATCATTGCTGGAATCATTCTCTTGTACTCCCGCTTTTCATGGTTCCGCGACGGAGTCAAAACCCTCGTCAACGGCATCTCTGATTACTTTGAATTCATGGGTAACGCATGGGTCAAAGCGTCCAACATCATCATTCGAGGCATCAACCTTCTCTCCCCGTTTAAAGACATTCCATACATCAGCGCAATCTCCCTTGGTCACATGGGCGAAGGTGGAGGGAGCGCGTCAGGCTCTACCGCTACCGCTGCATTCGTTGCGCCATTCACAGGTCTGACCGATACCTCTCCATCCCCTGGAAAGGCCTCTAAGAGCCCCGCAGAGCCCCCAATGACCCCATACAAGTCCGAAGGTGACACTTCAGGTGGATTCGCCCAGGCAGGACTTGGTGGCATCGGGCCATTCAATGACATCATCATCAACCTTGACGCAGGACTTGTCTCGTCACCCGCCACAGTTGGTCAAGACATCATCGACGCCATCCTTGCAGCGCAGCGCAACTCAGGAGTGGTCTTCGCACCGGCGGTCACTTTCTAATGACCGTCCCCACATACCAAGTCCTTGTCGGTTTTCAGACAACCACAGGGTTCGGTACACCTTTCCAACTTGACGATGCTTACTATGGCGTTCTTGACACCGCAGGACGCGGAACCCTTGGAGGCACCACATACGCCGACCTGACGTCACTTGTCCTGTCAATCAACATCAAGCGCGGACGCAACCGCCAACTAGATCAATTTAACGCAGGAACCGCACAGGTCGTCTTCAACAACAACTCACGCATTCTTGACCCGTTGAACACCTCAAGCATTTATTACCCGTATGTGTTGCCTCGTTCCCCAATCATCATTTACGCCAACGGCACCCCCATTTACACGGGCTTCGTTGAGGATTGGGACTTGGATTACCAAAACGCCAACCAAGGCAGAATGTTTGCTCGATGCGTTGACGCCTTCGGAACTCTCGCCAACCAACAACTCAACGCTTTCACCCCGTCCACAGAAACATCTGGAGTTCGAGTCAACACCGTTCTAGACCGCCCAGAAATCAATTACCAGGGCACAAGGTCGATTGGTACAGGGTCATCTACTTTGGGCGATTACGCCGTCACTCAAGACACCAACGTCCTCAACTATCTTCAGCAGGTCAACACCTCCGAACAAGGGTTCCTCTACACCGCAGCCGACGGAAGTCTCACCTTTAAGGGAAGGTCAAGCGTTCTTAACCCCGTCTCGGGCGCGTCATTCACAACAGACGGCAGCGGCATTCCATACATGACCCTCGTCAACCAGTACGGATCAGAGTTGCTCTATAACTACATCGTGACCCAATCGCCCGCAGGAGCCTCGCAAACATCATCAGACTCCGCCTCAATTGCCCTGTATCAAACGCAGAACTACAACCTTTTGAACTTGCTCAATTCAACAACAACAGAAGTTGCATCTCTCGGTTCATACCTTTTGGGGAAGTACCGCAACCCCGTTCTTCGCTTCACAGGAGTCTCTTGTCAACTTGCAGCTCTTACCTCCGCGCAATGGTTAACCATCTTTGCCATTGACCTGACGTCAATCGTGACAGTCCAAAAGGATTACTCCACCGGCACACCCGCATCAGAATCGCAGACCCTGATCACTTCAGGAATTGAACACCGAATCGTTCCAGGGTCTCACATTGTTTCGTACACTTTCGAGAGTACGGACGGCAACCAATACCTCACCCTTAACGACGCAATCTTCGGAACGCTCGACAACAACCTTCTCAGTTTCTAAAGGAGACAAACAACATGGCAGACCAGACCTTCACATCGGGGCAAATCCTTACGGCATCCCAGATGACCACATTGCAAACCAATATCGGCTTGACATACATCACTGGTGGAGCCTTGTCATCAACGGCAACAAACTTTGCTGGATGCTTTACCTCATCTTTTGAGAACTACCGCATTGAATTTTCAAAAATTGACGTCGGCGCAGGGTTTCTCACTTTTCAAATGTTGAACACCACAACACCATTCACAAGCGCGCTTTACCATTCGGCCCTCATGTCAACAAACTCGACTTCAACGACAGTTTCAGTCGACAAAGTTGCAGCAGGCACCGCAGGCTATTTGGGCTACAACTTCCAAAGCACAGCCAACGGATCAATGAGTGTCTCATTTGACTTCATGAACCCATTCGGCACCGGCAGAACTTTCTACAACGGTGGAGGCGCGTCGTACTATTCGGTCACTCCATTCTTCACCGCATACAACGGCGCTGGAGGCGTAGATAGTACCAACTCATTTGATGGCATTCGTATCGCCAGCGCAGGTGGCGGAACCCTCATTGGGAACGTCCGTATCTACGGCTACCGCAACTCGTGACCATGCGAAAAAGCCTGATTCTATTGGTCTTTTTGGGGTCGCTTACTGCTTGCGCAGATCGTGAACGCATCAACTGCCCACACACAAAAAATCAAATCATGACTCGGACAACCGAGTTCACAATCCCAACCACCACCACAATCGCAGTAGACGGACGTTGCCAATGAAAATCAGACCAAGACT